GATTAAAGGGGATGACTCGCCTCTTATGCCTGGTGAGTTCAGAGATGTCGATGTGCCTGGTGGTGCGATACGAGATTCCATTACGTTTATACCTTATAAAGAACCATCCTCAGTATTATACCAGTTGTTGGGAAATATTGTCGAAGAGGGAAGAAGAATTGGGTCGATAGCAGATGTGCAAGTAGGGAACATGAATCCTAATGCTCCTGTGGGTACAACCCTAGCGTTATTAGAGCGATCTATGAAAGTGATGTCTGGTGTGCAGGCTAGACTACACGCATCACTAAAAAAGGAACTCCGCATATTAGCAAAATGTATTCATGATTATATGCCATCACAGTATGCTTATGAAATAGATGGAGAGTTTTCACGAACAAAAGATTTCGATAACAGAGTTGATGTTATACCTGTATCTGATCCTAATGCATCAACAATGGCACAAAGGGTAACGCAGTATCAGTCAGCGTTGCAGTTAGCTCAACAAGCACCACAGTTGTATGATATGGGCAAACTACATAGACAAATGCTAGAAGTATTAGGCATACAAGATGCGGAAAGTATAATAAAGTTACCAGATGATATAGCCCCAAAAGACCCTGTAACAGAAAATATGGCTATAATGAAACAAGAACCTGTCAAGGCGTTCCAATACCAAGACCATGAAGCTCACATTGCTGTACATACTGCTGCTGCTCAAGACCCGAAGATACAGCAAATCATTGGTCAGTCGCCATTTGCGTCTGCTATACAGAATGCCTTGGCAGCCCACATCACGGAACACGTTGCCTTCCAGTATAGAAAAGAGATAGAAGACAGGTTGGGTGTTCCGATGCCTAGTGAAGATGAGCCTCTACCAGATGATGTGGAAGAGCAGTTGTCTAAATTGACAGCACAGGCAGCAGGGCAAGTATTGACTAAGAGTCAGGCAGAGGTGGCAGAACAGGAAGCACAAAAGCAAGCACAAGACCCACTGACACAGATTCAGCAAAGAGAGATGGCTTTAAAAGAAGCAGAGTTTGAGCATAAAAAACAAATGGATATGGCAAAGATACAGGTAGACACTGATCTGAAAAAGAAAGACCAAGAGATAGAAGTTACCAAGGTAGCTACAAATGCTATACTAAGTGAGGCAAAATCAAAAAGAGATGAAAAGCGTAAAGGCTTTCAGGACGGTGTTGATTTAGCTAGAGAGTTTGTAGATGAGTGATACAGCCTACAGTCCTATATTAAAAAGAATATCAGATTATAAAGAAGACCTTAAAGAGCATCTTGCAGGTGGTGGAGCTAAGACCATAGAAGAGTATGCTCGTTGCGTGGGTGAGTATAAATGCCTAAAAAAATTACAGGAGGATATACTTGACATAGAGAAAAGATTTATAGATGATTAAAAAAGTACTATGGTACTTTTCGTTTTAACGCAAGGAACTGTGATCCTTAATCACTGCATGAGGTAAAAATGTATCAAGCTATTAAGAAAGAAGCCGATCCAAAAGTGGCTTCTAAAATGCCCGAACCAAAAGGCTATAAACTTTTAATATCCCCTGTAGAAGTAGAAGAGAAAACTGAAGGCGGTGTCTATATGCCTGACCAGTTAAGAGATGCTGAAGGAATAGCGTCTATAATAGGTTGGGTTGTTAGCATGGGTCCTGACGCTTACAAAGACGAAGACAAGTTTCCTTCAGGAGCTTGGTGTAAAGTGGGAGACTTTGTAATATTCAGGTCTTATTCAGGAACTCGTTTTAAAATAGGAACACAGGAATTTAGATTAATTAATGACGACACTGTGGAAGCAGTTGTTGAAGACCCAAGAGGATACAAAAGAGTATGAATGATACAGCAGAAAAAATAGAAGAAAACATCGAAGACAGCAATGAAGTAGTCGAGCAAGATGATTTTGAGGTTGAAGTTGTAGATGACAGACCTGAAGAAGACAGAGTAGCTAAAAGAAACGAATCAGTAGACAAAGAATCGCTTGATGATGATCCAAGCGAAGCTAGAAATCTAAGTCAAAATGCCCAAAAAAGAATATCTCAGTTAAAATATGAGTTTCATGAGGAGCGTAGAGCTAAAGAAGAGGCTGCTAGATTAAGAGAAGAAGCATTAAAATATGCAGAAAATCTTAAAAAAGATAACGAAAAGCTAAGAAAAACCCTAGCTGAAGGCGAAAATATGCTTATAGATCAAGCAAAAGGCAGGGTAGATGCACAACTAGAGCAGGCAAAAAGCGATTACAAGGAGGCATACGAGTCAGGTGATCCAGATAAATTAGTTGAAGCACAAGAAAAATTATCACAGCTACATAATGAAAAATTCAGAGTTGCTGAGTATCAACCTAAGAAAGAAGAGTTACAGGACGCACAAGCCACACAGCCACAAAAACAACAGCCTTCACTATCTCAAAGAGGTGTGGAGTGGCAAAAAAGCAACGATTGGTTTGATAAAGATATGAGAATGACAGGGTTCGCTCTTGGTTTACACGAAGAATTAAAACGAAAAGGTGTTGTACCAGACAGCGAACAGTATTATAAAGAAATAGATGAGGAAATGCGTAGAGCTTTCCCTGAAAAGTTTGAGACTGAGCAAGAAGCACCTCAGTTACAAAATGGAACCGTGGTAGCCCCCGTTGAACGTAGCGGAAAAAAATCACGCACAGTGCGTCTAACAAGAACCCAAGTGGCACTCGCAAAGCGACTTGGACTCAGTCCAGAGCAATACGCAGCGCAATTAATGAAGGAACAATCAAATGGCTGACAGAGAACCAAGAGACACGCAAACTCGTGAAAAGCAGGCAAAAGTAAAGCAGTGGGAGAGACCTTCTCTCTTACCCACTCCCAATCCAAGGGAAGGCGTAAAGTTCCGTTGGATAGCAACATCCGTTATGGGTCAATCAAATAACCCTAACGTGTCTGCAAAATTTCGTGAAGGTTGGACTCCAGTATTAGCCAAAGACTTTCCAGAGTTGCAAATTATGTCGGATATCGACTCTAAGTGGAAAGAAAATGTTGAGGTTGGTGGGTTACTATTATGTAGCAACGCAATCGAAAATGTAGAAGCCCGTAAGAAGTATCATAGAGAGCAGTCTGCAAGACAAATCGAAAGTGTTGATAATTCTTACTTGAGAACTAATGATCCACGGATGCCAGTTCTGAAGCCAGAACGAAGCACCCGTACAACTTAATGGAGGTAGACAAATGTCTAGCGTATCTTCTCCTTTTGGATTGAGACCCGTAGGAACTTTGGGTGGCGAATACACTGGTGGTTTTCGTCAATATCCTATCCTATCATCTGAGTCCACAAGGATATGTTATGGAGATATCGTCAAGCTAACTGACGGTGGCTCCACCACTACCATCCAGAAAGATACAGGCACAAGTGCTTGTACACCTATTGGTATTTTTCTAGGATGTCGTTTCATCGATGTAAGCACTAAACAGCTTACATTTTCACAACAATGGTCAGGCGCAGCTCATACTGAAGGTATGGCTTATGTTGCAGATGATCCAAATATTCTGTTTGCAGTGCAAGCAGATGGCACAGTAAATGATGATGATCTTGGTGCTAACGTAGAGTTAGAGCAAACAGCATCAAATGCTACGCTTGGAATATCTCGTGTTAGTTTAGATATTAGCACAACAGCAGTTACAGCCGCTCTTCCTGTGAGAATAGTTGATTTTCTTGGAGGTCACGATGGTGACGAAAAAGGATCAAACTTTCCTATAATGCTTTGTAAATTCAACACAGGGCATCAATTAGGCGTAGGCGTAGTGTCTGGCAATGCACCAGGAGGTGGTTAATTATGGCGGTTATAAGTAGAGCGCAGCTCTTAAAAGAGCTACTACCTGGTCTTAACGCATTGTTCGGACTAGAGTATGAAAACTATGAAAATGAACACGCAGAGATTTATGAAACTGAGAACTCAGATAGAAGTTTCGAAGAAGAAGTAAAGCTCAGTGGGTTTGGTGCAGCTCCTGTTAAGCAGGAAGGTGCGTCCATTTCATACGATACTGCACAAGAGTCATTCACTTCTCGTTACAACCATGAGACAGTGGCTATGGGTTTCTCTATCACAGAGGAAGCTATGGAAGACAATTTGTATGACAGCCTATCAGCACGTTATACAAAGGCTCTTGCTAGAGGTATGGCTTACACAAAGCAAACCAAGGCAGCATCTCTTTTAAACACTGGTTTTGATACTTTTAAATCTGGTGATGATGCATTCTTATTTAGTTCTGCTCACCCAACGGTGGCAGGCGGTAACAATAGGAACCAACTAGCAACAGCATCAGACCTCAATGAAACATCTTTAGAGCAAGCAGTTATCGATATTGCAGCGTTCGTAGATGAAAGAGGACTGTTGATTGCAGCAAAGCCAAGAAAGTTAATCGTGCCTCCTGCATTGATGTTTACAGCAACGAGATTGCTACAAACAGATTTGAGAACAGGAACATCAGATAACGATCTAAACGCTATCAAGTCTAATGGGTCTATTCCAGAAGGCTTTAGAGTTAATCATTATCTGACAGATACTGATGCTTTCTTTATAATCACAGATGTTCCTAACGGAATGAAACA